AACAATGTTGCAGCGGAGTTCTGCACTATAGATTGGCAAGGCATTACTTTCTCCTAATATAAACCCTTTATATTGTAGCATAGCCCAATAAAAAAAGCCATCCCCTAAACAAGAGGACGGCTTTACTCTATCTAGGGATAGAATCTTAGTTACTAAACAAACTTGCTAGCGTTATCCATTGCTACAGACTTACGTGCAGGCGTTGGGGGCTGAACTGGAGTGGCCTTTACACCTTCCAGCGCTAGATCCGTAGCGACTCCTACTGCATACGTACCGTCATCAACACCTGTGCTGATAGCGTTATATAGTGCATCGAAACCTAGCAGTGCATTGGTTCCGCCTTCTAGAGCGACCTGCTCTAGAATAAGTAGAAGACGATTAACAGTAGCAGTAAGTTTAACAACTTGCTGAGAGCTTGTGTCTCCGATTACTTCTCGTGCAATTGCCATTAGTTATCCTCCGTATCCTTCTTTTTAGATTTGCGGCCTCGCTTCTGAGGCTCCTTTGTCTCTTTAGGTGCTTCAACCTCAACCTCAGTCGGAACTACTACAGGGGCTTCAACCTCTACAACAGGCTCTTCCTTAGGAGGGTCAACTACTGGCGCTTCCACTACAGGGGGAACTTCTACGAGAACTTCCTCAGGAGCATCTTCAACAATAGAAACACGATTGGGACGTTGTTTCATGAACTTCGTAATCTTAGAACGGTTATGACTAGGAGTCGTACCATGTCCATTTTCATCGAAACGGACAACAACATCGTCAAACATGACAACCTTGTCTCTAGCGAAGTTACAATATAGTTTGAGTCTTTTCATCTCTATTAACCCCTTCGGTTGCATCTCTAGTGACTTATCGAATACCATCTGTAGAGCGGAGGGACCAGTAGTTTTACTGACCTTTAGCTCCTTATTGATTCGAATGCAAGATTTGCATACGAGGTTTTCAGTATCAGTACCCGTATGAAACGGGACTTCCTCATCACAGATGGTACATCGTAACATAGAAAGCAGGGGGCCCTGTTATAGGCCCCCTATCCCTTAGCTAGTGAGGTCACCAATGTTGATCATGCGTACCCACTTCTTGGGTGTGAACATAATCGGAGTACCGTAGAGGAGAATCATCCAGCGGTATGAAGGACTAAGGACGGCAAGGTCCAGCTTCATCATAGGCATAAGCTGACGGAAGGTCAGTACGCTAGGAGTAAGCTCACCAATGTAACCCGAACTCGTGTTAGGAAGGATAAGGTTAACGTCGTTAAAGACCGTAGCTCCACCAGCGCCCTGTGAGGCAGCAGGGACCTGAGCGATTAAGTAGTAATCACTAAGGTCAGTTGAGACAGCAGTACCTACGACAGCGGAAGCTGAGCGGTAAATACGGAAGTACTCGGGAGGGAAGGCACCAATAACAGCAGCGTTAGTTAGTGTTAGGGGCGTGTGGTTGCCTGCAGCCTTCTCAGCAGCAGTAACCGTGGTGGAGACAGCGCCAGGGATAGCTGTAGGAGCTGACTCACCGAAACGGTTAGCAGCAGTTACAACGTACGTGT